TTGCGCACCTTCAGGTATTAACAATGCTATTAGAACACTCATGGCTCAAATTCGTGACTTACAGTCAGGTGTTAGTGGTGACTCTATTCCTGTTGCAGCAGGTGGTACTGGTTCTAATACAGCTGCTTCAGCTAGAGCTTCATTAGGTCTTGTTATTGGTACAAATGTTCAGGCTTATGATGCAAATACAGTATTTGATGATGTAGCAAGTACATTTACAGCTACTCAAACATTTGCAGGCTCAACAACAGCTTTAGGTGCAGTATTCCAAGATGCAGCAGAAGTAACAACAATATCAGCTACTGCAGCTACAGGCACAATTAACTATGATGTTACTACACAGTCAGTCTTATACTATACAACTAACGCTTCAGCTAACTGGACAGTTAATGTAAGAGGTAATGGAACAACATCTTTAAATACTTTAATGTCTACAGGACAAGCTCTTACAATAGTATTCTTAGTGACACAAGGTGCAACTGCTTATTACAATAATGCTCTTACTATAGATGGTTCATCTGTTACACCTAAATATCAAGGTGGCACAGCATACACCTCAGGTAATGCTTCAAGTATAGATGCTTACTCATATACAATTGTTAAAACAGGTTCAGCCGCATTCACAGTATTTGCCTCACAAACTAAATTTGCTTAAGGGTTAATAAATGTCATTATTATCACGTCTTGCTGTAAATGCTGCTAGAGCTTATGGTAGATTTTCTGCTGGTGGAAGTGCTGTAGTATCTGCTAACTATCTTGTTGTAGCTGGTGGAGGTTCAGGTGGTGCGTTTGTATCAGGTTCTGCAAATGGAGGTGGTGGCGGTGCTGGAGGTTATCAAACTTCTACATTTACATTATCACCTCTTAGTACTTACACAGTCACAGTTGGTGCAGGAGCAACAGGCACATCAACTACAGGAGCAAATGGCTCTAATTCTGTTATTTCAGGCACAGGAATAACAACTGTAACCTCTACAGGCGGTGGTGGCGGTGGATGTAATAGTAATGGACAAGATGGCGGTTCTGGCGGAGGTGGTGGCGGTAATGGAGCAGGAACTACAGGTGGCACAGCAACAAGCGGTCAAGGTAATAATGGCGGAACAGGTGTTGCTAGTTTTTTTTCAAGTGGTGGTGGTGGCGGAGCAGGAGCTGTAGGCGGTAATGCAACTTCTACTACTTGTGGTAATGGTGGTAATGGTTCTGCTTCTAGTATTAGTGGCTCTAGTGTAACTTATGCAGGTGGTGGAGGTGGTGCTGGAACAGGACCAGGAACAGGTGGCACAGGAGGTGGTGGGTCAGCAGTAAGCGGTAGTGCTGGAACGGCTGGAACTGCAAATACAGGTGGTGGAGGTGGTGGCTCAACTGGAGTGTCAAATACTAACGGCGGTGCAGGAGGTTCAGGAACAGTTATCATCTCATACGCTGGCTCACAAGTATTCACAGGCGGAACTGTAACATCATCAGGTGGAAACACAATACATACATTTACTGCTAGTGGAAGTTTAACCCCAGTTTATTCTGCTGACTATCTAGTAGTAGGTGGTGGCGGTGGAGGAGGATGTGCTGACGGTGGTGGTGGTGGTGCAGGCGGTCTACTAACTTCATCTACATTTTTAGCTGTTGCAAATACTTATACAATTACTGTTGGAGCTGGCGGAGCTACTTCTGCAAGTCCATCAATAAGAGCTGACCAAGGTGATACATCTTCTTTAGTTGGAACTTCTGTTGGAATTTACAGTTATGGTGGTGGTGGTGGCGGTTCATATAGTATTAAAAATGGTGGTAATGGCGGCTCTGGTGGTGGTGGTGCAGGAAACTCAAGCACAGGTGGAACAGGCACTTCAGGGCAAGGTAACAATGGTGGTTCATGTGCATCATCTAAATATGGCGGTGGTGGCGGTGGTGGAGCAGGAGCAGTAGGTGTTGATGGTGGTATTATTACATCTACTACAGGCGGTAATGGCGGTAATGGCTCTGCTTCATCTATAACAGGCTCTTCTGTTACTTATGCTGGTGGTGGTGGCGGTGGTGGTGACTTTCCTTATGGAAATGCAGCTACTGGTGGCACAGGAGGCGGTGGCAATGGTTCACCACAAGGAAGTCCAAATGCTTCTACAGCAGGTGGCACTAATACAGGTGGTGGAGGTGGTGGTGGCGGTGGTGGTAATGCTAATGGAGCAGGTAGTTCAGGTGGCTCTGGTATTGTTATCCTTCGTATGCTTACATCTAAATACACAGGAACAACCACAGGAAGCCCAACAGTTACAACAGATGGTTTATATACTGTGATAAAATATACTGCCTCTGGCACTTATGTAGCTTAACTTAAAGGAAATAAATATGGCACATTTTGCTAAACTAGAAAACAACGTAGTAACTCAAGTAATAGTAGTATCTAACCAAGACATTCTTGATGAAAACGGACAAGAGTCAGAACAAAAAGGAATAGACTTTTGTTCTAACCTTTTAGGTGGAACATGGAAACAAACTTCTTATAACGGTAACATTCGTAAGAATTACGCTGGTATAGGATTTACTTATGACGAAGGTCGTGATGCTTTTATTGCACCTAAACCTTTTAACTCATGGTTATTAGATGAAGATACTTGCCAATGGAAAGCACCTGTAGATATGCCTAGTGATGCTAGTATGGATAAAAGATATACTTGGAACGAAGCAACAACTTCTTGGGATGCGGTAACAGAATAAGGAAAATGAATGGCTACTCAAAGAATAGCTTTTACAGAATGGCTACCAGACCAGCCTACAACAGCAAACGCTTTACTAGAGGCTAACAACGTCTATCCACTAACGATAGGTTATGGTCCATTTCCATTATCTGCTGACTATTCTAGTGCAGCTAGTGAAGACTTAAACAACGTAACTGCAGCTAAGTTTAACTTAGAAACACAGTTATTTGCAGGTGGAAATACTAAACTATTTAAGTTTAACCCAGCTACTGCAGCTTTAGTAAACGTAAGTAAATCAGGTAATTATTCTAGTACAGAACGCTGGAGTTTTACACAGTTTGGTAGTGCAATATTAGCATCTAATAACACAGCTAAAATACAAGCATGGTATGTAGGAACTTCTACAGCTTTTGCAGACGTATCTGCTACAGCACCTATTGCTAAATTTATTACAGTAGTAAGAGACTTTGTAGTTGCTGCTAACATTAGTGGTACACCTAACAAATTACAATGGTCAGACATTAATGATGAGACTGACTGGACTTCAGGTGGTGCATCTCAATCTGACTATCAAATTATAGCAGAAGGTGGAAACATTACTGGCATTACAGGTGGTGAATTTGGTATCGTCTTATTAGAACGTGCTATTTACCGTATGTCATATATTGGCTCACCATTATTCTTTCAGTTTGACGCTATCTCACGTAACCTAGGTTGTAATACACCAGGTTCAGTTACACAATACGGACCTAACACATATTTCTTAGCGGATGACGGTTTCTATGGTTGTGACGGTACTACAGTCTATAACATTGGTAATGATAAAGTAGACGAATACTTTTATGACAATATGGCTTTAGCATTACAAGATACTATTAGTGCTGCTGTAGACCCTATACGTAACATTGTAGTATGGAATTATCCTAACACTTCAGGTGGTCGTTCATTACTTATCTATAATTGGTTAGTTAAGAAATGGTCTTCCGCTAGTACTACTTCAGAATACATTGTATCACTTGCTTCTTCTACTATTGCATTAGAAGGTTTAGATGCTTACGGTACTATAGATACATTACCTGCTTCACTAGATAGTCGTATTTGGTCAGGTGGTAAGTTCTTATTTGGTGGTGCAGATGGTGCTAAAATTGTTACATTTACCGGTGTTAATTCTACTGCTTCTATCGTAGTAGGTGAAATGGAATTTGGATATAACTCTATAGTCACTAATGCTCGTTCTCAAATAGATAATGGTGCAGTTACAATAGCTGTTGCATCTCGTAAAGAGTTAGATGACTCTGTTACTTATAGTTCTACAGTTACACAAAACTCTGATGGAAAATGTCCATTACGTTCTTATGGTCGCTATCATAGACTTAAAGTTACACCTACAGGCACATGGACACATGCTATATCTGTAGATGTAGACTACACACAAAGCGGAAATAGATAATGTCTAGGGACATGTATCGTAAGTTAAATTGGCAAGGTGGCACACCTCGTGAAGTATCAGAAATAGTAAACAA